GTAAAATACGAGTTGATAATACGAGTGGTTTTAAGGGAGTATCTTGGGATAAGTCTAGAAAGAAATGGGCCGTACATGCAAATCTTAATGGAACAATGGTTACTCTTGGAAGATATGATGATATAGTGAAAGCTGCTGTGGCTTATAGACAATTTGCCAAAACACATTATAAAGAATTTGCTAGATTGAAATGATATGGAAATCTCAAATAAGATTTTGAAAATGATAAAGAGAAAGGAGGGGGTCAAGCACCAAGCCCATCCTCGTGAAGTAAAAATATTGAATTGCGGGGGTGTCGAATTCCCAATTCATGTGTCTCCCGGGCAAGAAATAAACGCTCGGAAGATGTGTAAGAGATTATTAAAAGATAAATATAAACAAGATCATGGCAACCAAAAAAAATTCATCTCCAAAGGTTACAAAGGTCAAAGTAGATGGTAAGAAAAAAGAGGTTAAGCCAGTGCCTCCAGAGCTGAAAATAAAATTAGTCAGCTACACAGTTCGCGCTACGATTCCTACAATGATGTACGGAAACATTCAGCCGGAAATTACAGTGGAGGCTCGAACGATGGAAGATGCGAAGCTCGCAGTATTCCCTCACATCGAGGAACTTTATCAGACATATTGCGAGGAGCCTCGTGATGGTCGCAAGCCGGCTTTCATGTCGAAGGCGAGTGTGACTGCAACCGAGAGAATGGTAGTAGTATCAGCAGTTGCTAAGACTGAATTGAAGAAAGGGGAAGCAGTAAAAATTGAACCTGAGGCATCCGCTCCAGTCCCAGAAGCACCAAAGACCGAGCTTGATGCGTTCGCTGAGGATTTGAAAAAGTCTCCAGCTTACACAAAAGCAGAAAATGCAATCAAGGGAGCTATGAGCAAGGATGCGCTTAACCTTCTTGAAGATCAAATACAAAAATCTGTAAAATTAACACCAGATGAAAAGCCATTATTATTAGCTGAGGTACTTAAAAAGCGAAAAGAATTCGCATAAATTAATATGAATGGGTATACTCAAAAAATTTACGACAAAATAATGTTATTCACTGGTAAAATGGTGAAAGGGAAAATGACTGAGGGGAAAAGAGAATTAGACTCCAGTTCTTTAGTTTTTATTTTAGGAGACTTTGAGCGAAGAATTAGTGAAATTGAGGTAAAATTAAAAATAAAATAATGGAAAATTTATCCGATAAATACCAAGAGAGATATCTAGCCCACCAAAAACGCAAAGCGGATATCCTTAAAAGTGTATACGGGACCAAAGATTTCAAAAAATACAATGAAGAAGAACAAAATATATTTATCGAGATCCTTAAAAGCCGCCGCACCCAAAGAGCGTTTAATCGGGACAGTGTTTCCATTGAGAAGATCCTCGAGCTTGCGGATTTCCGCCCTAGCTCATGTGATCGTAGATCCATTCAAATTAAAGTTATCGAAAGCCGAGATGAAAAGGATCTCCTCGGAGGGCTCCTTGTGGGGGGAACGGGTTGGGTTCATCGTGCCGATAAAGTGTTGTTGTTCCTCGCGTGGAAAGACGCGTACAAAAGCCCAGCCGAAAAAGAGTTTATGAGTTACATCGATGCGGGATTTTTGGCCCAGACACTCTACTTAATCTGTGAAGCGATGAATGTAGGCGCGGCCTATATCAACCCAAACATCAGAGAAGAAAACAAAGCGTTCTTTCACGAGCGTTTTGTGCCAGAAGGTTTCCAGTATGTAGGATCAATGGCAGTCGGACACTATGATTTAAAGCATATAAAGGTAGTGGAATAGACAAAATATTATAAGTAACTAAAGAAAACAAATGTCCCTAATACAAGAAGAAAAGTTAAGAGCATTTTTTAAAAAGCGGGGCAGAGATTCACTTACTGGAATTGTAGTACCACTTTGGTTTGGTCGGTTGGTTGAAATAATGTGGATAGTAATTTTTATAAGTGTATTGTACGATTTAATTAGAAATAGTTAGTCTTTTAAAACGGTGAGAGTGGAGGGTGTGGAGAATTACTAACCTAACCCCCTATATAAAAGAAACAAAGATGAAAAATAAAGAAATACCAACAATAGAAATACAACACTCTTGGTACTGGGATTGCCCTGATTGTGGAGAAACTAACGAAACTGAATTTAATGGTGAAGGATTTGACTTACCATTAAGATGTGACGAATGTGGTAAAGAATTTAACGATTATAATTATGATAAAAACTAACCTAGAGATAAGAGAGGAGTTCTATAACCATTTTCCTATCTTTGCCGAAAAATGCAGGGCAGTCAATGAAGAAGTTGCCGACTGGTGGCTCTCCAAGTTCCAACAGAGGATGGATGAGATAGAGGGGGAAGCGGAAAAACTTTCAGGAGTAAACATAGAAAACAGAGATGGCACAACAACATCTTTAGTAGATAAAAGTAAAGTCCTAAACATTATTAAGTCAGTAGATAAGAAATAGAAAATATGAGAAACTTAAACTTTCAAATAGACTACACATACTGTCCAAAAGGACATGGAGACTGGATTTTTATACCATCTTCGACACTTTACCCTGATATATTTTGGTGCAAACAATGTGACTGCTTTTACGAGCCTTCAGTAAGGGCTGTGAAAAGAGGAATGATAAACAAAAATTTCTATTCTGATAGGGAACTAGATTTAATAAAACACGCAGAATTTATCGAATGGAAGAAAGGTTTAAATTATAAAGATATGCTCAACTTTAATGAATAACCAAGAACCAACTATAGAGTGCTGTCCTCATGGAGCTGAAGAACCAGATTGTCCTGTAGGTTGCCACTCTATAAAACCCCCTGTAGAGGAAGAAACCCCTGAAGAATGCCGAGTTTGTGGTTACAATCACGAACCTAATTGTGATACCCCTGACAGTAATGACTGGGAGACAAAACTAGCAGAACTACTTACAAACGAAGATTTAATGCAAAGAAAATCGGCTATTTATGGTTGTCCTGAAAATGTAATCAAGGAATTTATAAAATCTCAAAAAGATAAGAGCGAGAAAATCGGCTATGAAAAAGGACTAGCAGTAGAACACTGTGATGTAAAAGATTATACTGAATTTAATGAAGATAGAGCAAAAGAAGTACGCCAATCTACCATTATAGAGATAAAGGAGATGTTGGAAAGACTTAAAATGGAAGTTCCCCACTATGAAAAGTATCCGTATTTTCAAAAATTTACTCCAAGAGGAGCATACTTAGAAGCTTTATCCGACATACTAAATGAATTACAATGATATATGAAAACAAAAATATTTACAATAAAAGACATAGAGCAAGCCGTCAAGGAGCTTAATGAGAAGGATAAATTTGAGTGCAGTTCTCGACAATTATTGATATACTTACAAGGTAAATATAAAAGAAAAAAATAATCTAATGGACAAAAAAGAACCACAACCATCGCCATATATGCCTACTCCCCCTACAAAAAATCATATCGATTTTTTAGAAGAACTTGATGAACTTTGTAGAGCTCATGGAATTTCCCAGCATTTTATCGCTTTTGCAGATGGGGGTGAATTAGTCAACTGGAAAGCTTTTAGTAATTCACTAAATAAACCAATGGTAGAATATTTAGAATTAATAGTGAATGGAATCCGCAAAACATGGGAGGACCTTCAAAAGAAAAAATAATGAAATTATCAATTTATTCAATAGTAAAAAACGAGGAAGCCGAAATCGAAGCAATGATCGAGTCAGCAAAAGGTGCCGATGAGCATGTTATCGTAGACACCGGTAGCACCGATCGGACAATCGAACTTATTAAAAAATATCCGCATGTGAAACTCTATACTGACTACACTTGGAATGATAACTTTGCGGAAGCCAAGAACCATGCCGCCTCTAAATGTACTGGGGACTGGCTTTGCTCTCTCGATGCGGATTGTCGATTGGACCCAATTTTTCTCGAGCAAGCGAAAAAGATGATTGAAACTACCAAGCACGATGCACTTTTTGTAAATCTTTCGTCACTTCAATTCAAGGGTTATAACCACAATCGAGCAAAAATATACAGAAATAACGCCAACATTTTTTACAAAGGGATGGCTCATGAAGATTTGAATATTTTTGGCAAGATCCATGAATCTGGAATTGTCCCAAAGATATGGTACGGCTTCTCAATAAATCACAAGAAAGATCCTGATCGATATATCCGCATCATGGCAAAGCAACTCGACGCAGATCCTACTAATCCTCGATATCATTTCTACCTAGCACAGTCTCACTTTGATCGAAAAAATTACGTTGCCGCGATTGCAATTTTTAGAGACTATTTGACCATCTCAAAATACCTCAAAGAGAGAGTGGAAGCCCTAATTTATATTACTCGAGCACATTGGGCTTTGGGTCAAGGAGGTAAGGCCAGAGAAGCATGCAATCAGGCAATCCTCTCAAACCCCGATCACAAATCAGCACTCACTTGGATGGCAAAAATACACGATGAGCCGTGGAAACATAAGTGGCAAAAAATAGCAGATAACGCATCCAACGAGGATGCAATGTTCGTAAGATAAATATATGACAACAAAATACCCTAATTTAATTTTAGTAAAACCTCACCTGAGCTGGAGTCAAATGTCTTGTTGGCTTCAAAATCCGGGGCGATACCGCACGGAGTATTTCGAGAATGGTAAAAAGCTAGACTCAAAGTATTTGACTCTTGGTAAAAACATTGCAAAATTAATTGAGGAGGGGAAGCACAAAGAGCTTCTCCCTGACCTTGAAACTTATGATACCCCAGAACACAAGATTGAATGTTTAGTTAATGGTATACCGATCCTTTCTTTTCTTGACAGCTATAATAAAGTAGCTACTATTGACACACCAGCGAATGTATTTCGTGAATACAAAACTGGTAAAGTTCCATGGGATAGAGCAAGAGTTCAAAAGCATGACCAACTTGTTTTTTACGCTACAGCTATTAAATGGAGTACAGGAGAAATGCCTTTATATTGCGACCTTGATTGGATTGAAACAAAAGAAACCAGCAAGGAGACTACTGATTTTTGGCGAGAAGGTGATAAAATAGTTCATGTGACAGGACGGGTGGTAAGTTTTCACCGAGAATTTGATGAAAGAGAAATAACTCGCATGGAAGAATTAATAGTAAAGGTGGCATGGGAAATTAGTACAGCTTATCAGAAATATTTAGAAGAAATCTAATGTTTAAGTTCGATGAAAAAATTCCATACAGATTCCAAGATCTAACTGGTTTAGAAGAAAGATGTAGGACTGGAAGCTCTATCGTAGAAAACGATAAAGTCATTGGCGGGATTTTCTTCGAGTCTCAAAATATACCAGTCCCGCAACCTATTTCCATGTTTTTGTCTCCTAACTTAAAATGTTGTGGATTGGCAGCGATAGAACTTTTGCCTGAATGCAGAGGAAAGGGAAAGGGGACTCTTGTTGTGAAACAACTTCTTTCTGAGTTCGATTGTATTCATGCCGCAGTACAGGAAGAAAAAGCAATGGAATGGTGGAAGGGGATGGGGGCGTTGCCTCATGCAGTAATCATGCACCCTGATGATTTTGGTAAGCCAGATGCCAAAGCCCATACAGTAGCATATATATTAGGTCGAGATGAATTATTAACAAAAATATGTAGAGGATTCTTTTTAATGATGGGTTCGCAGATACCCGGAGTGTCTCACTCCAAAGCGTTCCCAGAAATCGATTTCTCTAAAAATATATTATGAAGTCAAAATCACAATCAAGGAGAGAAGCTGTGCAAAAAGCATCACCGAATCCAAGTAAGGCCGAGTCGAAGGCCAATTTAAAAACTACTTTCGGTGTTCCAAAGAAACAAAAATAATATGGCTAAAATTACAAAAGAGGAAGCAGAAGCAAAGAGCGCTGAAAAGGCTAAAAAAATAAAAGATTTAGCTAGGGAAATGCAAGTTTTAATTACTGCCGAGCAAGTTATCGTTAAAGGCAATTTGATTCGTTCTGTGGTCTACTTTTTAGACCAAGAAGAATATGATATTGAAGCCCCGAAGATCGTTGAACGAGGCCCATTAACAAATGTTTAATCTACCATTTTTTAACAAAAAGAAGCTTATTCTAAGTTTTGAGTGGGGTGTGATCTTAGCTGATGTAGCCAAAAAGCAGAATATAGAACTTACCCCAGAAATTATAGAGAGAGCTGAAAAAATAATCGTAAATGAGTTCCAATCTAAGAGTCCTACTCAGTTGGCTGGGCACATGGAAGTTATCCTCCTTGCTATTTTCGAAACAAATTGAAATAATTAACTTGCTAAACTGGTTTAAGTCCGTGATGATGGCTACCAGCCCCGATTGGGGTGAAAAGTTTTGGTCGGCAAGCTGAAACCAAACAAACGACTTTCTGGTTTAGTAGTTTTAATAAAAAAATATCCGGGCTTCGATCGCATCTTTACGATAGGTCGTCAAGAATCCGGATATTTTTTTATTTCTTTCCTATTTTTTTCTCTTTGAGTTGAGCAGCGATTTCCTTCTTGATCTGCTCTTTACTTTTGCCCTTTGTAGAGATAAGTGTTATCAGTTTTTTCATAATCTTTTGTTAGCTTAGTTTCAAATGTTGATAAATCGAACAGTCCTATTTAATTGTTCGCGATGGAGTCCGCTGCGGCCGCTCCTTCGTCTGGATTCACCTTAGATATATCGATATATACCTTGCCATCATCGATCCAAACACCCAAATGATGACCCTCTTGATTAAGCCTATCATAATACTTTTCAATGAAATTGTCAATATCTGCCTGAGAGAAGTTTTCTTGTGGAATTACAGTCTCCACGTCCTTGTAGGGAGAGTAAGCAAAGCCCTGAGATGGGACATCCCCCTTCAAATTAATAGTGACTCCACCATTTTTCTTTGTAAGCTCGGTCGCCTTTTTTGCAACAATAGATTCTTCTTGAGGAGAGTAAAAATCTGAGATCCTTTGGCTCATTCCACCGACCCTACCCTTGTCTCCTCCGGGACTGTAAGTACCGCTAGTAGGATTTGGAGTTCCTTGAGTATTTGGAGTAATCATTCTTTCTACTGGGGCTGCGAGTTGTGGAGTATTAAATAGTCTTTGGCTGTTTTGCTTAAAATTATTTCCAAAAATATTTGGTAATCCAGATTGAGTTGGTCCTAAATTTATTTGAGGATAATTAGCTCTTAACTTATTTCCAGATGGGAGCTTCTTTTGAAGAAGCCTTATAATTTCTTGATCTCCAAGGTATTGTCTAAACATATTGAATACTTCTGGCTGTGTATGTTGAATACTTTGAAGATAATAAGCTTTGAGTGGATTTGGTAGTCGAGTAAATGAATCAGTAAAAACTCCTCCTATATGATAACCAGCAACTCCTCCAAGAGTTCCGAATTGTGATCCAAAACTAGCTCCTCCTATTTTTCCAATAAACTCCATTGCTCTTTGGGCTAATCCTTGAGGAACTTTTTTAGTATTCAGTGACTCAAGGTAGTCGGCAAGTTGGAATTTCTTTTGGAGTTCTTTGTTGAAGCTTCTAATATCTAAATCAGATGGAGCTAGGTCTTCCAGAAGTTTTCGAAAAACATCACTTTCATATCGAGATTGCGTGGCATTCAAAGTATCAGATGCGCCCACTCCAAATTTGTATTTTCCATTATTACTTTTTGCTATTTTGTTGTCATGGAGGCCTGTCAAAGAGTAACCATCAGGGTGAGCTTTTGCTTCTGCTGATCCAACCCCATATTCCTTCATAATATTGTTCTTCATAGTCTGTCTTTCAGTAGCAGTAATTTGACTTGCAGGGATACTCTCAACTTTAGACAAAAGAGCATTCCTAACATTACCAATTGGAACTTTTTGGACACCATATTCAGCAATCTCAAGAGCTGGACGAATAAGATCGTGAGAAGTTTTCATTGCATCTTCTCTTAAAATATTAGCAGTATCAAGAGTGTTGTATTTACCACCTTCAATTATACTACTGTGCTCAATACCATTATCTACTGCTACTTTAGCAAGATTTGTACCTTCTTTTTTTGCATTATTATAAATTTTTGTAGCTTGTTTATATCCAGCAATAGGGCTATTTGCTGGTTGAGCAAAATCTTTTTCTTCTATTGCCTTAAATCGATCTTGTTGTCCTTTCTTTGAAAGACTTGGGTATTCCTTTGATCCAAATTCTAAGGTTTTATCTACTCCTCCTTTAAATAGTCGATTCACTCCTTCATCAACTACATTGGCACCCTTTTCAATAGTGTGAGCCAGTGGAGCTGTTGGTTTTACCAACGCATTCATAAATTTATTTTGTTCTGCAAATTTCACAATAGCTTCCGTGCCACCTTCTGCAACTTTTTTCAAAGTAGCTGGAGTGATTTTACCAATAACTTTTCCAACTGCATTAAATAGGGGTTTCCCCACAAGATCAAGGACCTTACCAGCTCCAGCACCAAGCGCTGCATTAAAAGCAGTTTCAATACTAAAAATATCATTCCCTTGTTCTACAGAGGATCCAGCGCCAAAAAGAGCACCTCCAGAGACAGGACCTAAGCCAAGAGCCACAGTTTGAGCTGCTCGGCCCACATCTTTCTTCACATCTTTGAAATTCTCTGGTACTGGAGCAATAATGCCTCCCGAGAAAGCTCGCCTATCAAGAGTAGGAGTAATCTCTTTCGTAATTACGTCAAGTCGTGCAAGATTGTCTGTAATCTTTTTCTTTATTTCAGTGCTATCTATCCCCATCTCTTTATTTTTTTTCATTTGTTCTACAAGGATATTATTCTCAGTAGTGATAGCCTCAGAATCTTTTTTAAATTGATTTATTTTTGGTTTATCTTCTATGTATTGGACACTTGATTGAGCAGCTTGGAATGGACGAGCTACTATTGTTGCAGGAGCAGTAAAAAGTCCTTTTGCAAGTTTTTTTGTAGCCCCAAAAAATCCTTTCTTTTCTTTTTTTGCAGGGTCACTTTGATACGGAGAAATAACCGGAGCTGTTCCATATTTTGCCTGATACTCTGCTCTTGTCATCTTCACTGGAGCACCTCCAGCCGGTGCAGTTGCGGTAGGCGCAGGAGAAGAAGGCGGAGGAGTTCCGTACTTGGCCTCATATTCAGCTCGTGTCATTTTTATTGGTTCCATATTTTAATCTGTAATTTCTATTGTAGCTCCATCAGGGGCCGTAACTATTTGGGGAATAAGATTTTCAATTCCACCAGAAAAGTCAATAACCACATTATCAGGATTCAATTTTTGCCTTGCTGCGATTTCTCGAGTTCGTTGAGCTACATTATTATAAGAAGCCGCTTGAGCTGAAAGCTTTTGACCAATCAAGTTCTGAAATTCCTGTTGAACATTTTCAGGCAAGAATCCTCCTTTGTCTTTGAAATAGCCATTAAATTTAGTAAAAATTCCTTGGAATAAGTTACCAGAAGCGGCCGCTTTGTCATATTCTGACTCACGAACCACAGAGTTTGGGTCAAGGGCTTTCATAAAAGAGAAGATTGCATTAACATCCGCAGGGCCTCCTACTCCATTTAAAATAATTCTATCTATTGCATTTTTCTGGGAAACAACAGTATTATAATCTTTTACGATCGGATTATTCTGGAACAAAGTTTGTGCTGCGCGTTCATTGTCTGTTTGCTGGTTCCCCCCAGTTCCTCCAGACCCCCCAATAGATTTTAATTTTTTATCATATTCAAATTGAATAGCCATCTTTCTTAAGTCGTTTTCTAAATCTCTACCAGCTTTTTCCTCAGCCAATCGATCAGCCTCCTTCTTCGCATCTTCTTTTTGTCTTGCTTCCAATTTAGTGAACACATCATTGAGAGCGGGATCAAAAACTCCAGCCCCAGCTTTTCGAATTGCATCCATTTCTGCTGGGCTCCACTTCATGCTAGTAGCCAAGCCGTAAGGATCTTTTTCTCCTACAGCAATATCGTTTCGAGTATTATTCAAATCCCTTGCAGTTCGTGTTAATTCTTCCGTTGTTTGTCCTGGATTCAAAATTTGATCTTGGGCATAAGTTGGAACTACTCCAGCTCCAGCTTTGGTTTCCATCATCTTTGTAAATTCCTCAGGAGAATAAAATCCTCCAGTTGTAGGGTTAATATATTTTGAATATTTTGTGTAGTCCACAGGAGCAGTTGGGGCAGCGGGAGCAGTTCCTCCTGCTGGGGCTGGAGCGTTTCCGCCACCAGTAAACACCCTATTTCCGGTTGGAGGTGGAGTATTCCCTCCAGTTGGAGCAGTCGGAAGTGGAGTTGTTGGAGGCTTCACCGGACCCAAAGGAGCCATACTCATATTCGGAGTCGATGGAACCATGCTCATGTTAGGCACTGGAGATTGGTAAGATCCTGCTCCATTAGGAAGGTCTTGCGTCCTAGAAGTAAACCCTGGTCCCGCACCTCCAGCAGAGTTTGGGGTAATTGGAGGCACAGTAAAAGAGTTACCTATTGTTTTGAAAAAATCTTTTAATGACATTGGTTGTGTTACAGGCATAAAATTAAAATTAATTATTATATCCAGTGGTTAATAATTTGTTTCCAGTATTCCCTAATTTCTTATAAGCTCCACTGATCGCTCCTAATTTATTTGCTCGAGGGACTGTACCTTCATATCTTAATGCGTTTGGATCATAAATATTCTTTAAAGCACCAGAAGTTACTCCGCCCTTTGCTACACTTGGGTTAAAGTTCTGAGTTCCTAATTGATAGTATTTAGAAAGACTTGGTGCAGACTTAAACCCATAATTATATTCATAGTTTCTCGCAGTATTAGAAATGTCCCGGCCATAATTTTTAAGTTGATATGCACCCTCATCTTCATATAGTTTTTTTAACTTCTGCTCTTTTTCGTATCGTCCACCAGAATAAAGAATTCCATTTTTAGCAGCGTTTTCGTCGAGAGCAGTTTTATCAGCCTCAAATTTTTCTTTTTGTGAATTCAAAAATCTTTGGTAGTCATCAGTCCTCTGGTCTAAGTTACTTTTAGTATTTTCAGTGTTGAAGAATTTATCTTCTTTTGCTCGTGGCTTATATAAATCCTCCTCTGTTTTTAATGCATCTTCAAAGATATTTTGAGTAAAAGGTTGACCATTAGAATCTCGAAGGATAGTTGCGTCACCAGTATCAATGGCTTGCTGAATCATTTCAGGAGTATTTCCTTTAAATGTTGGACTACCGGCAACTGCTTCATTTATCTTTTTAATGTGAGCATCCGCTTCCTCTGGGGTCTTTGGAAGATATTTAGAATTGTATTCGCCAGTATCAGTATTAAACATTTTAGAGGGATCATCAGCAGCCGTCCCAGTCCCAGGTAAAGGGGCTGGAGTCCCAGAGTTTGCTACTGTTTTTGCTTGAGTAAGAGCTTGTGGACCCCAAACACCATCGGATTTTATATTATGGTCAAGTTGAAACTGCTTCACTGTCGCCTCAGTTGCGGGCCCATAGAAGCCGTCTGCTTTTAGTCCAAGCTTATCTCCATAGCCGATGCCGATAAGATATTGCTGGAGAGCTTTAACTTGATCGTTAGCAGAACCTCTGCTAAGGGTTGCGTTGATTAAATCTAGGTATTGTGGTTTTGTTTGTGGATCCATCTTATTTATAAATTATACGACTAATATTTTAATAATTCAAACTTTTTACTTGTAAACATCAATTACGCAGTCAAAATTAGAGTTAATTGGGTTCCCAATTAAATCAAAAGTGTTAATAATAAAACTATTCAATCCTTTTTCACTAACGCAACACAATACATAAACCGAGAGCACGCCGGAATCAGTTGATATAACATTGACAGCGTAAGCTAAGCTTTCTAAATTGTGAGTGACTAGATATTTTCCTATTCCAACATGGTCAATAAACCAAACAACTTGGCTTTGGGTAACGAGTGAATTAGCATTTGACCCATACCATGAAAAAATCTTATTTGGAACCAATGAATATCCAAGATAAGCAGCACCAATACCAGTAAGAAGGAAACCAAGGTGCCCCCCAGGTGAATAAGCAGCAAGATAATCCAAGCCTTTCGCTTGTGAAAAGTCCAAAGCTCCAATATCAACTGAATTTAATATGGAATCAAGGTTCTGGCCTATTTCAATTCGATCATCTTGGTCAGAGGATTTTATCAAACAACAAGTAATGACAGTCCCCGTTATAACTTCCGATGCATCTTTTTTTCCTTTCTGGGCAGAATCTTTTGAAGATGCTTCTCTGCGAGAATAAACCTCAGATGACATTTGTACTGGGTTATCAGTTACAACAGCTTGAGCCGATCGATATAACATTCTATTCATTTTTAATTTATCGAGTTGCATTAGTTTTGATCGAATCCTTTGTCATTAATGGATAATATTTCTATTGAATGCATTACAATCTGAGTCCCTTTTGTAAAACCAGCAATTCTAATTCTTCCAACATCGAAATCTTTTGTTGAAGCATTAGGAAATAATGCATTATTTGCTTCTGTGATTGTGCCTAAATCTTCCCAAACATTCACTTGAGTTTTCTGGCTTTGAAAATAAGTGCGAACTCCTGCCGCATTTTCAGTGTAAAAATTTATTCCACTTATTGACTTTGACTTGGCGTACATGTCTGTAAAAGATCTCCAGCGATCAATCATTTCAAAATAAATAGGATCACCATAATCAGTAAGTCCTGTGTCAAGAGCTCCTACTCGAGCCAATGTACTTGCAGTTCTAAATGTTCGGTTTTCTCCATAACTTATCCCTGCATCCGTGATAGCATAAGCACGAACGTAATACAAAGTGTCGGCTGTCAAGGAATCCATTACACCAGAGTATTCTCCTAATGTTCCAGCTACTATTACTTTATCATCTCCCGTGTCAGGATTTATTGTAATAGCCCAAACAAAACCTCTTTCAGTAATCTCATCACCTCCATCGTCTGTAATTTCTCCATTAGCAAGAGCAGTTGTTTGAGTGATTTCAGTTATAGCAAAAGTTGAAATAGTTACTGGTGGAAGTGTTGTAAAAGTAATTTGATTTCCATAATAAGTACCACTCGCAAGAATTACAAAACTTTTTATATAGTATTGAGTATTTTCAGTGAGACCAGTAATGGGTGAGGTATAAGGCCCATTCACAGGATCAACTGTGATTTTAGTATCTGAGACTGTAGGATTAGGGCTTGTGTTGTAAACAAATCCCATTTCAATTATGGTTTCGCCACCATCACTCACAAGGTCTCCGTTGGCAGTTCCAGTTGTTTTAGTGACATCAGTAACTGTAAAGGTTTGGACTTCTGGTAAAGTTTCAATAGTGAATGTTCCGCTTGAAGTAAAGGTGTGAATAGTATTCGGACCGACTACTGTTTTTGACCCTCCAGTACAAATACCGAAGTTAGCTGTGATATAAGAAATTATCACAATACCTTTTCCTCCGCGTCCAGATCCACCAGTGACAGCATAGTTCGTACTACTAGAACCTCCTCGGTTTCCACCGCCTCCACCACCTCCGAGACCATCGGTTCCAACACCAGGATATTCCGTTGATCGATTTGATCCTCCCCCATGTCCACCTCCACCCGTACCACCAGCACCACCGAGATTTGTTCCTCCGTTAGCTTGCTGTCCTCCTCCTCCACCTCCGTAAGTTACAGGAGCACCAGAGATAGAACTTGCAACTCCATCACCTCCTTTTCCTCCATTTGAACTTGTTGGATTACCTCCAGCTTCACTCGCTCCTCCTCCACCAGCTCCATATCCCTTGTTGGTTATACTGTCTCCATCTCCTCCATCGTAACCCTGTTCTGTAATTCCATTTCCGCCATCACCGCCAGCTCCTTCGTTGCCCGCACCTCCTCCACCGGATCCACCATCATGGCCGTTTGAAGCATGGTTAGCCTCTTCTCCTTTTCCAGAACCTCCGCCTCCTCCACCAGTCGCAGTTAAACCAATAGCTGAGCTATCTCCACCATCACCGCCATCTTCATCAACATCAACAGATTGAACTCCTCCTTCTCCAACAACAATGTCATAGTCACCCGCCGCAACAATTACTGCCTCCACAACGACGCCTCCGCCTCCGCCTCCGCCTCCATTTTGGTCAGAAGTTGTGCCTCCGTTTCCGCCTCCTCCGCCTCCTCCGCCTCCAGCTACTATTAAAGTGTTTACAAAAAGTGACATAGTTATATTTTAGTTGAACCCACTATCATATTAATTGTGACCCCATCGTCGTAATTTATCAATGCAGTAATATCGTTTTTATGATAATCATAAATCGTCCAGATCTGAGTTGAAATAGTATAGCGCATTACGCAATTTTTATAGAAAACTCCCTCTACTGTTAGAGGTCCAACGTGCCATTCAACTGCATCAAAATTATTGTATATGCCTTTCACTTCTGGATAGAAATCGCGAGGGATTGCTTGAATGAAATCAATTACACGGCGAGAGATTTCTACTGGCTGAGAGTCATATTGGAATTTATAAAACCCAGATGAATGATGAAAAAATAGACCATCTTTCGTCTGCACAATTGATTCTTGAGAATAAGTTCCTACGTTGTATGCAGGGTAAGAGTCCACTGAAAAAGCTCCGTAAATTCGGTAAATAGTATCTTGCTTGAAAAGAAGTAATGCTCGTGGTGTAGTGAAAAGCCCAGTGATTGTCTGACCATTCTGCGGAGAGAAATTCTTAACAAAATTTGTTGCAGGGTCATAAGTTAAAGTGTAAAGGTCTGGCGGAGTGAACTGCACGATATCAGTAAAATAAACCACATCATAAAGTTTGTCGGCTACCCACACACGACCTTCGAACCCAGCTTGAATATAATCACCCGGAGGAAAATCGTCCGGCACGAGGTCAGTTCCAAAGTTTCCACCATTCGAAGTCTGTATTGGATCACCAAAAGAAGCATTTCCATTACACATCCAAATATAATTTAAGTATTGAGTAAAACGAGCTTTTTGCTGAGGATTGACACTAGATCTTCGTGTTGTCCAATTTGATCCGTCCCAATTTAGAACATCACCATCACCTTGTTCTGCATAAAGAAATCTCTGAGAAATAGTATCTCCAAAAACAGAAAATACCCCAGCGTCTACTGGACCCGGAGTTGTATCAGTGTTTCCCCAAACAGCAAAAACTTTGAAATCAGAGGCTAAGATCATTGCGATATCTCCAGAAGTATCACCTGCAAAAGTTACATCATCAGAAGAAGCAGTTATATCAAAGGTCGCTCCATCTACTTCAAACACTTGAGCTTTTCCGTCGTTATTTGACGATCTCCACATTGTGAAGAAATGCAAGTTATCAGTACCAACCATAACTGTTTCGTTTCCAGAACTATTACTTGTATCATATTCAAAAAGTGCCCCCGCAGTAGTTATGTCAAAAGTTCCAAGATCAACTTCAAACACTTGGGCGAATCCATCACCAGCAACTCCCTTCCAAAAGTTTATAAAATGTTCTCCATCATTCAAAGAAGCACAAGAGCTAAATGTTGCATCAACAGCATCGAATTCAAATAAAGATCCTCCAAAAGTCACCGCCCACGTCCCTGTATTGATTGCTAACACCCTAGCTTGACCATCATTACTTCCATCGGTCCAAAAAACAATAGCATGTTCTCCGTCACCCAATGGAGCAGAAGAAATGTAAAAAGCATCTCCGGCTTCAAAGGTTAAAGGAGTACCTACTGCCGTTACTGCATAAGTCGACAAATTCACTTCAAGAACTTGAGCGATCCCTATATTACTGGTCCCTGAGTAGCAGTTTAGAAAATGACTTGCGTCAATCTGGGTAAGAGAATTAAAAGTTGCATCGGCAACATCAAATTCGAGAGGAGATCCGACCGCTGCTACCGCCCAACTGGTTAAGTTTACAGAGAACACTTGAGCGAATCCGTCAAGGCCAGAGCCAGTCCATACATTAATAAAATGAGTATCATCTATTTTAAGACATGAATTATCTCCACCATTAGCAACATCAAATTCTAATGCAGTACCTTTAGGTGTAGTCAAGCCAGTTTGGAGATTAACTTCCAATACTTGCACAAATCCATCATTGCTTTCTCCTTGCCAAAAGGCTATATAGTGAGTATCGTCAACTTTCCCGAGTGAATATGAAGTATTATTTTCTCCTAAAGATGTGACTTCTGGTAGTTCTCCAAGATTATTGTAACCATCTTGCACAAGATTATTATAAAGAGTTCCAAATTGTTTTATTGGATCAATAAGATCATCAGCATATTCAGTAATACCAAGCCTTGTTTGAAGTGCTCCCACTCTATCAAAATTCATATTTACTGCAACTTGAACTGAATCTTCTGGAGCAACAGTGTCGTCTAGTGCAGCAGTTCGAACAACCCCCTCAGTTGCATAGGGGATTTTTATATTCTTATAGCTACCTGAATTTTCTTGATCTGCCATATTTTTAATCTACCCATCCCATCCCCCTAGCTACAAGAGGATGAGTGAAAAGACTAAGCCGTAGGGCCTGTGTCTCCCGTAGGTCCTGTAGGACCAGTTTCTCCAGTTGGACCCGTAGGACCCGTAGGACCCGTAGGACCCGTAGGACCTGTAGGACCAGTTTCTCCAGTCGCACCAGTGACTCCTTCAACAGAAGCAGTCCAAGCTGGCACAGCAGTAGATCCAGTGTTGACATAATTACCAGCACCCGCTCCAGCTAAAATCACCAAATTGGCGTGAGGCTCGAAGATTCCAGCGTAGCCAGCTCCGTTAGGAACGGCTGAGGCTGAGTCAATCGAAGCATCAATGACCAATTGGGTAACTGGATGAGCTGTAATTATATTCATCAACGAAATTCTTGGTTGTGTATATCCCATAAATT